CTTACCGTATTAAGATGGCTGGTGAGGAACGTGAGATAACCCAACGTGAACTTATTAAGTTAGCACAGCAAGGCGCAGATTACACCAAGAAGTCACAGCAAGTAAGCGAACAACGCAAAGCGTTAGAAACTGAAGCTGCGGCTATACAAGAGGCTAAACAGCTACGCAACGAATACGCACAACGATTACAAGCAATGCAGCAAATGCTACAGGCTCAACAACCGGAAGATGATTTAGATTATCTACAGGAAAATGACCCGATTGGCTACGCTGTTAAAGTTGCTGATATGACTAGGCGTGAAAAGCAAATGAACGCAATTGAGTACGAACGTCAACGCATTGCCCAACAGCAACAAGCGGAAATGTCCGAACATCAACGCAGACAAGTTGCTGCGGAAGCAGAAAAGGTCACAGAGTTAATTCCTGATTACTCAGACGCAAAGAAAGGTGCTACATTGCGGCAAGAGTTACGTGCCTATGCTAAAAGCATTGGGTACACAGACGCAGAGATTGGTGCAGTTTATGATGCACGAACTGTTAAGGCTCTGTACGATGCAATGCAATACCAGAAGTTAGTTGAATCTAAGCCAGGCGTATCTAAGAAAGTGCAATCTGCACCTAAGATGATTAAGTCAGGTACATCAACTAATAAAACAAGTACAACAGAATCGCAGAAGCGCCAATTCAACAAGTTGAAATCAACTGGTAGAGTTAAAGATGCTGCTGCATTATTTGAGAAATTTTTATAAAGGAATAAGAAATGCCAACCTATCAAACCTATACGGCCATTGGCCAACGTGAAGACTTAATGGATGTTATCTATAACATTGCCCCAACAGAAACTCCATTCATGTCATCTATCGGTAAAACATCTGCTACTGCTCGTTTACACGAATGGCAAACAGATACACTAGCTGCTGCTGTAACAACTAACGCTGCGATTGAGGGTGCTGCTGCTACTTCAGCAACTATCACTCCATCCGTACGTTTAGGCAACCGCGCACAGATTTCACAAAAAACCATTGCTGTATCTGGTACTTTGGAAACTGTAAACAAAGCAGGCCGTCGTTCAGAGAAAGCCTATCAATTGGCTAAAGCCTCTAGCGAACTAAAACGTGACATGGAAGCAACATTGTTGTCAAACAACGTAGCTGCTGATGGTAACGGTTCATCTACTGCTCGTACATTGGGCGGTTTACAAGCATGGTTAAGTTCTAATTACTCTGGCGGTACTGATGGTGTTGCTGGTTCATTAGGTACTACTGCTCGTGTAACAGGTACTGACCGTGCGTTCACAGCAACACTATTGAACACAGTAATGCAATCTGCATTTACTAACGGTGGCTCACCAACAATGTTGTTCGTAACTCCAGCACAAAAAGTTGTTGCATCAACATTTACTGGTATCGCTACTCGCTACCGTGATGTTCCTTCTAATCAACAAGCACAAATCATCAACGCTGCGGATGTGTATGTGTCTGACTTTGGTATCATCCAAATCGTACCAGACCGTTTCATTCCTAACGCTGACAACGATGATTGCGCTTTCTTGATTGATACAGAGATGGCTTCAGTTGCTTACCTACGCCCATTCCAAACTAACGAATTGGCAATCACAGGTGATGCAACCAATACACAACTTTTAGTTGAGTATACATTGCAAGTAAACAACCAAGCAGCACACGGTATCATTGCTGACTTAACCTAGTAGAAAATAAACTCCCTGTGTTGACTCATGGGGAGTTTTATTGGAAATATAAATGGCAAACATACTATACGAAAATGGTAAGAAAACAGAATTTCTTGATAATGGCTCAGATGTCATTGTCAAACAAACGCAAGACATTACTGGAATCATTGAGTTTAATAAGGCTCAATACAATGAAACAGATTCTAGGGCAAGGTGGAGTGACGATGCAGTAGGTAACAAGGTTGCATCTATACCGCTAACAGTATTTCAAGACCTTGAGAAAAAAGGCATCACTCGTGGATTTACGATTATAGACCACAAGCGATTTAAAGAATTTTTAAATAATCCTGATAACCAAGTATTTAGAACCAGACCAGGAAGAATATAAATGGCATTTACAACATACGCAGAGTTACAATCTACGGTTGCAGACTATCTTGCACGTAGCGACTTAACAAGCCAAATACAGGACTTCATTTCACTAGCTGAAACAAGGTTAAACCGTGACTTGCGTATTCGTCAAATGCTGACATACACAACAATCACAATGACGGCTGATTCACCAAACGTAACCATCCCTGCTGACTTCTTGTCTATACGGGATATTCATATTATTGGTTCGCCAGTTTACACATTAAAGTATGAGTCACCATCTAACTTGTTTAGGAACACAGATTCATACATTACTGCATTACCTAAGTTCTACACGACAGTAGGCGCACAGTTTGTATTCTCACCAATACCTGATACAGCTTATGTATTGCAAATACTTTACTATGCTAAACCACCAGCATTGAGTAATGCAGTTACATCTAACGTATGGCTAGTAAACTGCCCAGACGCATTACTATACGCAGCACTAGCTGAAGCAGAACCCTACTTAATGAACGATGCACGTGTAGCTACATGGGCTGCATTGTATGACAGGGCTATTGCAGCAGTAACAGCAAGCGATGACAGTTCTGAGAACGCAGGTTCACCATTAGCAATAACAATAGCTGCGAGGTAGTATGCAAAGAATAAACTTAGGCGAGTGGACACCAGACCAACCAGGTATCTCTGGTAGTTTGACAACTGCAACTAACGTAGTCCCACAACAAGTGGGCTATGGCCCATTCCCATCAGCAGCAGTTTATTCTTCTGCCGCATCACAACCTCTATTGAGTTCATTTGCTGGCGTTTACGGTAATACATTGGTGTTATTTGCTGGCGGTGCTACTAAGCTATTTAAGTTTAATGACTTAACTACTGCGATGGCTGACGTATCTAAAGCAGGCAGTTATACATCAACTGATGGCTGGGAATTTGCTCAGTTTGGTGACATTGTTATTGCAGCCAATAATGAAAACGTATTACAAGCATGGAACTTAACATCATCTACTTTATTTGCTGACTTATCTGCAAGCGCACCTATAGCTAAGTTCGTTACGGTTGTTCGTGACTTTGTTGTATGTGCTAACATTGGTTCTGGTACAAATCCAAGCAGAGTGCAATGGTCTGACTTAAACGATGAAACAGACTGGGTATCAGGCCCTACAAGCCAATCAGACTTCCAAGAGATGTCAGACGGTGGCAACATTACTGGCTTAACTGGTGGTGAGTTTGGTTTAGTGTTGATGGAACGTGCCATTGCACGTATGACTTACTCAGGTTCACCATACTTCTTCCAGTTTGACATTATTTCACGTGGTTTAGGTTGTATTGAACCTGGGTCTGTAGCACAATATGGTAGTACAACATTCTTCTTATCTGATAATGGCTTTTACTCATGTAATGGTCAAGCATTAGAACCAATTGGTGCTGAAAAAGTAGACCGATTCTTCTTAGATGACGCAGACCAAGCAGCTTTATCTCAAATGAGTGCAACTATTGACCCATTACGCAAACTAGTAATATGGGAATACCGTGATAACAATCAAAATAGTTCATTATTGATATACAATTGGCAAGTAAAACGCTGGTCTTACGCTATTACTGACGCAGATTACCTATCAACAGCCACAACACCTGCATTGACGCTAGACGCATTAGACGTATTTGGTACTGTAGATACAATTACTACCTCATTTGACTCACGAGTGTGGGTTGGTGGTAAAGCTACATTGGCTGGCATACGTGGTAATAGTATAATTACCTTTACTGGTGGCAATACTGGCGCTGAAATTGCTACAGGTGACATTGAGTTATCACAAAACTCTATGGTTGGCGTAATTAAACCAATAGTAGACCAAGGTTCATGCGATGCACAGATAGCCTCACGTAGAGGTCTTAACGATAACATCAATTACAGCGCAACAAGCGTACAAAATGCTGATGGTCGTTGTCCAGTTCGTTCGGCAGGCAGATTTCATCGCATCAAGCTATTACCTACAGGCGATTGGACAGCAGCAGTAGGCATGGACATTGAAGCAGCAACACAGGGCAATAGATAATGGTTCAATTTGTCACATTACCACAGCAAGGCGCAGACCAACGGCAAGTTGCCGAGGTTGTCCGTGGTATAATGGATGGCAAGACCAATAACACAGGTTCTGTTACGTTAGCTACAGGCGGTGCAACATCAACAACGCTGTATAACGAACGCATTGGCTACGATTCTGTCATTATCTTAGAAGCTAATAGCGCAGCATCAACTCATATAGCATTACCTTATGGTGCATGGCAAGACAGTACAGACCAAGTAGCGGCAAACACAACTACAGCTTATCCAGTTACGTTTGATACTGTTGACTATGAGAATGGTGTACGAGTTGTTAGTGGCTCAAGATTGACTGCTGATTATTCTGGTCTATATAACTTACAATTTAGTATTCAATTTAGCAATATGGCTAACTCTACAGAAGATGTTAGCGTTTGGTTTCGTAAGAACGGCACAAACATTCCTAAATCTAACAGCGTGTTTGGTTTAGCCCCAAGAAAAAATGCTTCAGAGGCATATCATATTATTGCTGCTTTGAACTACTTTGTAGACTTGGCTAAGAATGATTACGTTGAGATTATGTGGTCAACAACTAATACAGCAGTAACTATAGATGCTAAAGGCACACAGACTAGTCCAACACGACCAGCTACACCTAGCGTTATAACCACAATGCAATACGTTTCTACTAATGGATTTACAAGCAATATATTTACATCACCATACATAAGTTCACAGACTAGAGGTAGTGCAGTAATTTCACACCCAGCCAACACAACGGCAGGGTTAACTTATAAATATATTATAGTGGGATAATGGAAGCTAAATTTATACCGCCAAACGAGTTAAGAGAATGGTGGGCATTTGCAAAGGAAGGTCTACAGGCTGTTTTAAATAAATCGCCTGAGGATTACATCCAAGAAGAAGTTTTTGTG